CGGTTCTCGGTTCCCAGGCATCGTTAGATTCCTGAGTAGCCGAGTCCAACTATCGAGTCTTGATTGTTCTTTCCTCTGCAAAGTGCGAGGAAGGAAGAACTCAATTCGTTGATATCGTCTGCTAGTACGATGAGGGAAGACCGAAAGGTTAAACCTCTCAGCTATCTCCGCATCGTCTACGATCCTACATGGATAACCAGAATGTATCGTCCCTAACGGAATTGAACCGTAGGTATTGTTCATCTGTCTCCACAGGTAATCGCTGACGCCCGGATAGCCGCGACTCGCCATTTCATTGGCGAACGCGATATACGAAACGTAGGCAGACCCGTCTGCCCTACGACCGCTCCAAAGGGTATGTAGCCGGAGAGGAGTGACATTGTGCCCGTTAAAGGCATCAACACCACAAGACTCACGGAATTTCCCTTTGATACAGCACTTGAGTACATTAACTTGTAAGTTAAAATATTCTAGTGCGGGTATGCAGACAGATGCCCATTCTACGGGGATAACGATGTCGTCCCCATAGATAAACACCTTCTGTCCGATTTCTACCGGTCCGTCACCAGCGCCTTTGTTAAGTCGCTGGTAGCGAATCATAGTTGCCACTATTATCGCCCAAAAGCAGATCGCCTCTAGAGGAAAGCACAAAGCTGACCCCATCGGTGCGAACTTCTTAAGATAGATAATACTTCCATCCGGAAGCTGCGTGGCATCACTGCGACAAGCCTCTAATGCACGTAGTAACTCAGGCGTTCTTTTGAACACCTTTTGTACCAGAAGCATAGAGACTCTGTCTGACGCATCTTTCATATCAATCGTCGCATACTCTTTTGTCCGCGAGGACTCCAGAGCAAGTTGCTGATTGATAGATTGATTTGTAAAGTTCACGTGCCCTTTAGTAAAGAAATTTCTTTCTAAATGACGCATGATCTTCCGACCAAGACCTTGTTGAACCCATTGAAATTCAAGAGGTTCACAAGATATTAATCGCGGACCGCGTGAGTCTTTCGGAACGAGTACAACTTTAGCCACACCATTGCTGGTAGTGGTTAAATTCTTGTACCATTCCAAACGATCTATGATTTCGCGAACGCCCCCTACAATGAAATAATCATAGTAGGGATAGAACGAGTGGATCTTTGGATACTTGCGGGAAAACTCCCACTTCGCATCCAACTTTTCACCCGTGCTAACCGCTCCAGGCCCATGACGTGGCAGAATATCCTTCGGATCGAAATCCGTAAAGATATCTTCAATGAGATAAGATGCAACCTCAAGAATTTGAGATGCTTCCTCATTGAATTCTGAAACTTCAGCTAACTCTTCCTCTGTTTCGATGAACCGATCTATAACAGATCTTTCATCCTCAGAAGAAAAGGGTAGCTCGAGTTTATACGCCAGATAGCAAACTTGTCTAAGATGCCGTATGGCATTCTCAGGGAAAGCTATCGCGGGTAGGA